TCTTCCAAATATCGTCATTTTGTACCCAACTAGGCATCTATTACTCCATATCTACCTCAGTAGATTCAAGAGTCATAGTCATTTGGATTAGATCAGTAGCACTATAATCTGTTTGTCCAAATTCTATAGAAGAAGGCCAACAACCTTTTAGTTTCCATTTTTGAACGTCTTCACCTCGACCGTTGCAAACAACAAACTGAGCATCTTTTTTATATTCTGAGGGTTTGTTAATAACCCCCACCTTGGGAGAGATCTTTGTTTTCCAAGTCCACAAGACGGCTGCAATATTAGGCTCTACAAAATCTCTAATCATAACTGTAAATTGGACTTTGTTTTGCCTACCGGCAAGTGTTTTTTGTCTATTCTTACAATTAACATCTAAAACAGCAAACTCAATTTTGGGAAGATTTGTAGAGACCACTGCAAATTGCAAATCAGTTTCTCCGCCCCCCAAGTCAGGAAAAACCACGTAATAAGCCCATTGAAACGCAGGCTCAATACTATCTGGCAAGATCATCTGGACCATATTTTTACTCTGCACTCACTTTATCGATAGTGAGTGTTATACTAATCTGAACAATATCTGTTCCTGAGTAATCTAAGTCTCCAAATTCCATTGCCGAAGGAAAACAACCCTGGAGTTTCCAGGTCTGTATAGGAGATCCTCTCCCATCACACTTAAGGAGACTACCATCTTTCTTATACTCACTTGGTACTTTAACAGTGCCAGATTCAATATCCCCCACAGAGTTCCACCACTTCCAAGCCTTAGCAGCAGTATTAAAATCTACATAATCCTTAAGAACGCAGGTCATTTCGTTCACATTAAATCTACTGGCAAATTTCTTTTTCTGTGAGAAATAGGGTACTTCTGTTGTCTCCCACGTAACGCTTGGAAGCGTAACAGTGGCTACATAGTACTGAGCGTCATCTCCAAGTGATGGAATTACCACATAGAAAGCCCATTGAAAACTAGGTTCTTGTTTTCCCAGTTTTGCTGAAGAAGGCATTACGTTCCTTAATTAGACACAAAAAGTCTGTTCTAGCGATTAAGATAACCGAGGACAAAGACAAATCTCAGCCCTCGGTTATTAAAGCGCGTCAACAAACTTACATGCGGTAAGCCATGTCGATAGTAACGGTAACATTGATCTGAATGATGTCTGTTCCTGAATAATCCAGATCTCCAAATTCAACAGCACTAGGAAAACAGTCCTCAAGCTTCCACTTGTCAACCGGTTCCCCCCTACCATTACAAGACCACAGCTCTCCGTCACTTTTGTAAGTTGCGGGAGAGTTTACGTCTCCGGCTTGAGGATTACCAACAAGCAGCCACCAATTCCAAACCTGGGCGGCAGTTGCTGAAGTAACGTAGTCCTTAATGGTTACCGACATTTCGTTCATTGTGAATCTGCTGGCGTACTTTCTAGTTGTTGAGAAAAATGCTGACTCAGCCGTTTCCCACGTAACGCTTGGAAGTGCCGCAGTTGCTACATACAAGTATAGGGGACCAATCTTATCAATAAGAACATAGAATGCCCATTGAAAGACGGGTTCCTGTCGTCCGAGAAATGCAGATGATGGCATAGTGTTTCCTCCTAATTATCGAGTCCTGGAGTATCATTCCGTGGATTAGAAGTGAGAGGGATATCTACCCTCTCACTTGACCACTGTTACTAATTACGAAGTTGAACCAAGTCGCTGGCGATAATTCACATTAGCTGCAACGCCAGATTGACCCTGAACAAGTTCAAAGGCTTCTTCAAAACTAATCGAAGTCGGGGTGACAACGAAGTTAATCATAAGCCGCTCAACCGTAGCTTCCGGCCACAGATAGATATTTCCAACCATCGTGTTGGTATCGATCATGTACGGAGTGTTAGTTGACTCATCACAAACAATCTCGAACCGATACAGGTTTCTTCGCTGGATTTCGAAGCGAAGATAAGGTTCAACCAAAAGCCTGAACTTCGCCCATGTAATCGGGTCATGAGGCTCGAAGAGAAGGAATCTTGATGCTGTCGCGATAACCTTTCTGATATAAAGCATCATACGTCGAACGTGGATTCGATCCAACTTTGTGGGCTTCCTGTAAAGGGTCCTCTCTCCAAGAATCGTTACACCGATCTTAGGAACCTTAACAATCGGGTTGATGGCATTGTTATTACCATACATATAATCCCGCTCACCGAGGTTCGGAGAGTATTCAATATCAATCCAAGATGGAAGATCGCCTCGGTTGTAACCAGCAGGAGCCTTTCCAAAGTCAGCGACTTGGTCGTTCTTGGTAATAGCTCGGATAGCACCTACTGAAGGAGGAACCCACACATATTGAGCGTTCTTAGCATCATAGAGTTTCCCCCAAGGATACCACATACCAGCATATGAAGAGTTCAACGCTGCCGTAGTATACCCTACATGGTCTCCAGGAGTGTTGTCAGCTCGGACACCGTACATCAGGTTACCGTTATGCCAATCAACAACCTCTTGGACGGTAAGACCCATCGGAGGATCGACAAGAGAAAAAGAGTCTGCTCGATATTCAGAAGTTCCGATAAGGGCGACTGCGATGGCGGCACTAGAAAAACCCGGTGCTGCTATAAGGTTAACGTCAAGTTGTTCTGGATCTTTGAAGCTATAGATACCAGTTCTTGTATTAGTTGCTGAATCAAAAACACCAACAACATCGCTATCCTTCAGGTTGTCAATAGCATCGGTACCCTTCACTCTCACATAGTTATACATTGGATCGACACCAAACTGTGCAGGATCAATGTACAACATATAACCGTTGGTCCCAACATAAGGATCTTCGGTTCGAGAATAGTTGTAGTTAGCCATCAACTGACGGCTTACTGTGGGAACGGTACCATAAGTAATACGACAGAAACCCGTCTCATAGTTGATTTCACCAGAACCTGCTGGATTGGCAGTACCAACCAAAACACCGGGGTTATCAATGTCATCATAAAAAGTTTCCAGACCACCGCCAGCCGCTGTAATCTCAACAGTCCCTGGCACTATTGGGGTATGGACCAAAGTAAACTCATAAGTATCAACTCCATGATCTGTGTTGACATGGATTTCTTCCATATCTACACTAAGAGGAGCTTTCATTACCCTGGCACAGATGTAGTCATTTGTTTGAGAATCGCCAAAACCCGTCTCACCGAAAACCTTATCACCAATAACTGTCTCGACATAACGAGAATCGCCCTGAATGTTACGTGCATCGGGATACATGGAGAGACAATCAAATTCGATAGAGGTCCTCTGACCTTGATCATACACAATAACCCTAAAAGAGGTACCGCCTCGACTTACAGGTAGCACTGTCACACCATACTCATCAAGGTAAGCTGAACCATCCATCACGAGGACAGAAAGATCATTCCCACCTTCTCCAGGCCAAATAGCCGCAAACTGAAGCACGCCGTCTGTCGGAGTACGATAACGGTAGTCAACTACAAGAGGTCCAGCCGCTACAGGAGCAGTGTGGAAAGTGATGCTAAACGCACCTGTCTTATAGTCAATAGTTCCGGTTCCACCATGATTTCCTGCCAACACACCAGCTTCAGCCTCATCAGAAAAAGTCTCTGTTGCTGAAGCATAGTAGCTGTATGAAACTCTCATAAGAGCGCCGCCAGAACTTGGAGCAGTACCATAAGTAGCAACGACGATACCGGTTTGGTAGTCAATAGTCCCAGAACCTGCAGGGGTTCCGTCACCGACTAAATGACCATTACCGTCATCCTGAAAGGTTTCAGTAGGAGAACTTCCATCATCTGACACTACTACACTTCCTGGAACAAGTGGGCTATTGTTGATGATAAAAGAATAAGAGCTAACAGTGGATTCAATCAATGATTCAGTGCTCTCATTGCTAACAGCAGTCTCAGAAGGGTTATCCTGGATTCTTACGGAACCAGAGACTACCGGGGGTTTATTCAGTGTCCCAGTATAGGGTCCTACACTACCAGCAGTTACATCCCCAGGTACCTCATCATTGGCAACGTACTCGGTATTGGAGAAGTGATTGACGTATCCGCAAGTAGCCTTCATTAGTCCGTGCTCATCGAGTTCACAGACCCTAGTAACCCATAGTTGAGAGCCCCACTCAAAAAACTCACGAGCAAAATATGACATCATATAGTTCGGATGGGTATCTCCAAACATAGTCACATACTGAGGCCAAGTTGTTGTCAAGCGAGGGGTGTTAATCGGGCCTCTCCCTGCAACACCCACAACACCACAAATAGAAGAACTTAGGATGGGGATATACAGTGAAAGGTCAATTTCAAACGTATATACGCC